ATTCCAAAGCCACAAAGTGCCACTATCCTGCGCGAGGTAGATGCGGGCCTCTTTGCCGGTTTCTGGAAAATCGGCCCGGGAGGGATAAATGACGAGTTGCTTGATGCTGTCATCGGGCAGGACAATCGTGAACTGGGAGAGGTCCAGTTGCTGGGTGATGTTCGATTCGGTGATGGTCGTCATGCGTAGGTGGCGGTCTCCCGGTTGGTCCAAGCGACATTGGTCGCCTTGGCGGTGGCAGTGACGGTTCCGTTGGCGGAGAGGGCGGAACGGGTGATGATCCACTTGGCCACGGCGGCGGCGGAGCCAGTGGCGGGGATGTCGGAATTGAGGAGCAGTCCGTAGTAGGAAAAGGTGCCTGCGGTGTTGAGGGCGAAGGAGTGGATGTAATTGTCGGGGTCGCGCTGCGTAGTGGCTGAGTAGAGGCCGAGGGCGACGACGACGATTTTCGAGCCATTCGGGATCGCGGAGGCGAAGGTGATCGTGCCAGCGCCTTGGTTGACGAGGTAGTCAATCGTCGGTTCCTGCGTGACTCCGTTGATCGCCACAATGACATGGTTCGGGTCGCTGGACTTGAGGCCGGTGACCGGGAAGGTGCGGAGGGTGCCGTTGCCGGTGAGGGTGGTTTTTGCCGAGTCGAGGAGACCGGCTTGAGGGAGACCGAAATTGAGAACGGCGGTGCTGCCTGCGCCGGTATTGGTGACAAAGGGCGGGGTGGTGCCGGGAACGGCGGTGACATCCCCGACTTGGATGAGGAGCGAAGGGTAGCTGACGCCGCCTGCGGGACCGCCTCCGCTGACCTGCGCGGCATCGACGCCATCGCCGCCATTACGGGAGGAGACGAGCTTGCTGGACATCCACGCAGGCTTGATCCGGCCTTTGCGCTCGGTGGAGTCCCGGCGCATGGCAGGGCTTTTGCCGAGGAGTTCGGTTTCCTTGGCGAGGAGCGCGGCCTTGTTGGCATCGCCGGTCAGCGGAACGGCGAGCTTGGAGGCGAGGTTGGCCGTGAGTAAGTCTATGAATAAGGAGTCGAAGAGGGTGACCTCGGTGACCTTCTTGACATATTCCAGAGTGATCGCCGTGCCGAGCCACACATCCCAATCGGTCGTCCAACTGGAGGTGACGCCGGGTTGCTTGGTCGAACCGGCAACCAGGCAGCGGTAGACCGCGCCGTTGTTGGAGACCGCATTGCCGACCTCGTAGGTGCGTCCGGTCACCCATGCGGGAGAGCCGGAATCGGCATTGGTGAGGACGAAATTGCCCGACACTTCCCATGCGGAGTCGCCTGTCGAGTAGTCGTAGTCGTTAACCCGGAAGACGCGCAGGCAGTCGGACGGGATCGCGTAGCGGTAAGCCCACTTGTATTCCGGGCGCGGCAGGGTCTCGATGACCGTGGTGGCCTTCATCGCCCATGTCCACGACCCGGCAAGGAGGAGCGCATCGCGAACCTGCGGGTAGAGGGACTTAGCGAGGAGCATCGCCTGCGAGGAGGGGCCGAACTGCTCGGCAGTCCCCACGCGCAGGATCGCTTGGCGGCAGAGTTCGTCCTCGGTGAGCGCGGAGGAGGGGCGGTCCTTGGCGGTCGCGAGGATCAGCGCCTTAACGACCGGGCGCTGCATATTGGCCGAGAAAACCTCGGCCATTTGAGAGAAAAGGTCTTTCGAGCCGGTGAGCGGCATCGCGAGGTTCGTGGCCAGCTTCGCCGAAAAAATCTCGACAAAGACCGCCGGGAACTTCGCGGCGTCGGTGACATGCGCGATGTATTCGATCTGCGCGGGAGCCGCGAGGTCGGTGTGGATGAACCCATCCACGATCTCCCACTTGGAGAAGTTTTCGTCCTCATCGATTCCGTTGAGGCGGATGAGACGCAGGAAGTCGGAGGGAACGGCGAACCGGCGGGCGTAGCCAAAGGCTGGAGAAGTGGCGTCAGCGGTGAGCGATGCCAGTTTGCGGCAGAACTGCCAGTCGAACTCCGTCTGGAGTTCCTCCAAAGTCTGCGTGTAGAACAGAGAGCAAAACTGCGCTTGCGCGGTCGCGTCCGTGAGTGCGGTGATGCGGGAATCACCGAGGCGGGCGAGGGCGAGATTGCAGATTTGGATGTCTGTCATTGAGGCGCGGTCAAATCACTAAAAAAAATGGGTGGCAGACATTTCCCGGTCTGCCAGCGGGGTGCGGGAATTAGGCTTCGTCGCAGGCAATCTCGACGACTTTCTTCTCTTCCATACGCACGGCGGCGAGGGACGCCACGGAACGGATTTGGAGCGAGTGCGAGAGGTCGGTGCGGATGTCCATGTGGGTCTTGAGTCCACGCTCGGCGAGGATCACTCCAGATTTCACATAGGCGTAGCAGGAGCGAACCGTGCTGGTGAGGCCGAGCAACTGAGTGCGGCGGAATTTGAAACCCATGAAGGTGTTCACATTTCCGTCCACCAAGGCGCGGACCGTGTTGTAGTCGGCGCTGGTCACTTCAGTCGTGCGGAGCAGGTCTTGAAGCTGCTTGGCCGAGACAACCAAGATGCGCTCCTCCTCTTCGTCCACTTCGTTGGAGTCCAAGATGAACTTGGCGCGGCGGAGCTTGGCGATGGTGAGGCCGGAATTCGCGGCGGTGCCGGATTCCACGAAGTTGACTGCGACCTTCTGGCCAGCAGGCAATGCGGTTGCCGTTGTGCCGGTCGTGCCGGTGAAGGCGGTGCCACCGAGAGCGCCGATGATGATCGTGTCGCAGGTGCGAGCGTAAGCCGCAGCGTGGGACTGGATGATCGGACTGGTCGGCAGGACAACCTCGCCGAGGAACTGCTCGTCGAACTCGTCAACGAGTTTGGCGCAGTCGTAGTTGAGCGGGCGAATCCAACGCTTGGCCATCGCTTGATCGCTGATCCGGGTGTCGCGTGAGCGATCCGTGATCTGGGTCATCGAGGTGGCGTCGAGTTGGTTGTAGCTCTTCTCTTTTCCTTCGATGGAATCGAGGGTGCAGTATTCTTTCAGCTTGCTGTTCTTTTGCTGAACGAGGTGTTTCCAGTTCGCGTCGAACTGAGTGGTGTAGTGGTTGGGGATGTTCGTCAGAACTCCGTTTAGATCGGGCATTTTATTCTCCTTGAATTGGGTTGAGTTGGTATCAGTCGAAACTGATGGTTTTTCTGCTCCCTTCGCTTCCGAGTGTCCCGTGTGGGGTCAGCGGCGGCGGGTATTAGGGAGCAGGCTCAACGAGGAGGTGTCTGCTCTGACGAAGGAGTGTGTAGCACACTCCGTGGTATCAGTCAAAAATTAGCGGGGCCGAGAATCGAACTCGGGATTCCAGATTATGAAACTGGTGTGATGCCTCTTCACTACCCCGCAGTTTTTCATCCTTGCTTGAGCAAGGAGGTGACGAGCGCGGCGGCTTCGCGGTCGCCTTCCATGTAGCGTTTGTGCCAAGTGTTGTCGGGATTCGACATGATGTCCTTGGCGCGGGCCGCGCCGGTCATAAACTCGGTGCCGCCCATCGAGCGACCGACCTTGTCCTCGCTCATCATTTGCGCCATGCGAACAAAGCCGCGCACGACCTCGGGATCACTGAACCCATGCGAGTTCGCATCGACCCCGGCGATCTTCGCGGCCTGCTTGGCGAGTCCGATGTTTTTTCCGAAATCATTTCCCCACTCCTTTTGCAAGGTCGCCACGGCCTCGGTGCGCTGCTTCTCGTAGGTCGCTTGGATCGCCTCCAGCTTGAACATCTCGGTCTTCGCGTGTTGCGTGACGAGTTCCTTCATGGCCGAGGGCGGGATGCCGTGTTTGTGGGCGATCTCGGCATAGGGCTTCGCCATGTCGTCGCTCCATGTCATGCCTTCGGGGAGCGCCTCGGGAGCGAACTTGTATTCCTCCAGCGACTCCGGAACTCCCATGGCGCGGCGGAAGGCGGAGACTTCCTCGGGCGTGGATTTCTCGTTGGGAACGCCGAGCTTTTTCCCGATCAGCGCATTCGCATTTGCGAGCGCCTTTGCCATATCTGGCACGCTTTTGTATTTCGCGAGCGTGTCCTTGTAGGCGGCGGAATCCTCCGGGAGGTTGTTAGTCCATCCTTCTCCGAAGGTGCCGTCTGGATTCACCCAGCCGGTCGATGGAGTTGAGGGTTGCGTGGTGGTGGTGGTCGTCTCCGAAGCGGCGGGCGCTGCGGTGTTGGTGCTGTCGGCTCCTGTGTCGAGCAAACTCTGCTCGGAGGAGGTATCGATGGTGTCTTCCATAAATGGTATCAGTCAAAACTGCGCGTCAGTTTTCGACGGGGTGGTAACCGAGATGAGTCGATCGTCCGGCGTAGGCTTTCTGGAATTCATCGGGCGCGTAGTCGCGGAGCCACTCAACGAGGGCGATGGTTTTGTCGCCGAGCATGGGGTCCATTTCGGGGCGTGGCGGGATGTCGTTTTTGGGTTCGGTTTTCTTGCTCATTTTTTCACTTTGCGTTTGGGAGTTTCGATGTCGCCGTCCGCGATGACCGGCCTGCGGAGGACCGCTTCGATGTGAAGGATCACACCGCGCTGGCCATCGCGGAGTGCAGCGACCACCGGATTGAAATCATAACCAGGCAGGAAGACCTGTGAGTCGGTCGAGAACTGCGCTTTGAGATCGGCAATGACCGCTTGGCCTTCCTTGGTGCTGAAGACACGGTGGTAAGCGTTGGTGATCTTCTGGCGCTCACGCTCGCGCCGAAGGGCGGCGGCTTTGTCCTCGGGAGCCATCACGCTTGTCCCATCATGCCGGGGAGCATCCCGGCGAGCGCGGAATCCTGCTTCACGCTGCCCGCTTTACCAAGGGCACTTGCAGCCCGCTCCATCTGCTCGGCCTGCATGGCGGCTTGCTGGGCTTGGGCGCGTTGAGCGCGGGTCTGTGCGACCATGTCCTCATCAAGAAGCCAGCGGGCTGGCAAGCCATCGTTGCGAGCCATGTCGCGGGTGATCTCGTCGAAATCGTAATTGTCTAGCATCTCCGGCTTGATCTGCGCGTAAGGCAGAAGCATCTCGGTGGTGCGAATGAATGCGGCGTTTTCGAGAGATTTGATCGCGAGGGCGATTCTGCTGTTGTAGGCGACATCCGGCTCCGGGATGACGCCGATCATCTGGAGCGCCTGCGGAGGTGGTGGGAACTTGCCAGCGCGGGCCAAGATCGCAAAGACCCGGCGAAGGAGCGGATTGAACAGCTCAGTCGTGAGGCGTGCGAAAGTCGGGGAAAACTGGATGAGTTTTTCGCTGGCGCGTTCAGCGACTTCGCGGGCGGTCATCTGTTTTTGGAGTTGGGCGAACATTTGGAAG